ACGATCCTTCTCAACTGGGTCTTGGTACAGCTTATTTAACTTAAGACCTAAGTCACGCCATAGACGGTTGTTGATCTTAACGTCCTCATCGCACCTGTGGGCGTATTCCTCTGGTGTTAGGCTGTCCCAGTCCGTAATCTTAGGCTTAGGCACCCCGTAGTCCTCTCCGTAGCCCTCAAGCCCATGCTTCAAGCGGCCATGGTGTAGATACCAAGATAAAGCTAAGGTGTCAATCAGGCGAGCCTTTACCTCTATGCCCAGTACCTTTTCTATCGCAGGTATGTCGAACCTGATAATGTTGTGGCCCACCAGAGTTTCTGTGTTAAGCAATACATAGCGCATCTCATCGTAGTCATGGGTATGCTTAACTTCACCCATGTCGTTAGACCAAGACATGACATGAATTTTGGTCAACACATCTAATAGACCGTCTGTTTCAATGTCGAATACTGTTGTCATCCCTGTTATACCTCTCTAAGTGTAAACGTATCTAAATCAAATCTCATTGTACCAGCAGCGCCCTCTTCGGAGCATGGTCGGTTCTTCTCAACGCGAAGGTAGGTTGTATTTCGTTCCTCTACAGTGTCTGCATCCTTCTCTCGTGATAAGTTAATGATAACAGAGGCCCTTTGACCTAGCATCTTACAATACTTAGGGTCACCATTGTCATTAGTGTGGGCAATAGTAACGATACCTACGTTTAGTTCTGCTGCCAGCTTAGATAAACGGATGGCTAGATCAGCAAGCATTGCCTCTTTGCCCTCATCAGATGAACCTACAACTACATCTTGGATAGGCTCAAAGAATACGAACTTACAGCCGCAGGCTTGACTAAAGTATCTGATCTGGTCGCATAGCTCCTCTGCACCTTGTCCATCACCCATGAAGAATTGATAGTAAAGTTCACCCTTGGTTAGCGTATGGATAGCAGCAATAACCTTATCATTAGCTCCCTTATCCTCAATCAAATCCCTGCGTGTAAGGTTGTCATTACACTCGTATGACACAAGACCTAACAGAGACCTTAGCTTTGTTTCTTCTACGTGCATTGCTGCAATAGGGATGCCACGTTTAATCATGTTATATTCTAAGTATCGCATGACCTCAGTTTTACCTATCCCAGTAGGGGCCTTAATCAACGTGTAGTGGGCTTGCATCAGACCCAATATCTTATCATCTAATGCTTGGATACCCGTAGGTACATACTCATGTTCTGGTGCATCACGATACAGTGACAAGAAGTCGTCAGTTGTATTCATTACATTCTCAGGAGTGTACTTACGTGCAGCCCACCAAGCCTGCTTAAACTCTGCTCCCTTGCCAGCCTGCAAGAACTCATTGGCATCCTTGTATGGGTGATGGTTTACCCGGTAGACCTTATTAGGAAACAGCTTAGACACACGATCAGCTAGGGCATTACCTGCATCATCATCATCTACAGATAGGATAATCTTATCGAAGCTGCTTAACCACTCAGCACAGTTCTCCCAGAGCTTCTTAGATGGCGAAGCAGAGGGTAGAGACACAACAGGGTTAGTGTAGCTTCCCTTAAGTATTTGTGCCACTGAGAGAGCGTCTAGTTCCCCCTCAGTGATCGTTACCATCTTGGAACTACCAGCAGTAAACAGGTTCATGCCAAACAGTTCATCACCCTTGAAGTTAGACTTAGCGTAGAACCCTTTTTTATCTAGGGTACGAACTTTAATTCCCCCGCTGGGGTACATATACTCCTGACGATCACCATAGGTTAGTACGCCATAGTCCTCCATCGTCTTGCTGTTGATGCTACGCATGTTGGTGTAAGACCCTGAGCCTACATCTTCGATCAGCTTAGGGGTAAAGTTAATTGCTGACATATTGTATTCCTTATTTCCACTGACGGGGTACTTTTCACTGGACCAATCAAACTGCTCTCTTCTTGATGGGTATCCGCTGTCACAAGACTTGCAGTGTCCTGTGTGTTTCTCATCGTTCCAGCAAAATGCGTCAGAAGAGCCACAAGAAGGGAATGGGCAGGGTAGTCTTCCATGTTCAGACATGTGGCTCTCCTTTGATTTACTGGTTACCAAATAATTTTTGGTTGGCGTAGTCTTGTAAGTTATCCATGCGGTATACTTGACCACGACCACGGTTTCGACAACCAGAGATGTGCACCATAAAGTATTTTGGATCATTATCTAGCATCCAGTCAACTGTCCTCTGACAATCATCTGGGCCGTAGTGGTATTCCCAAGACCCAAAAGATTCTTTTTTATCGGACTTCTCTACCCTTGCTTGAGAGTTGATGTTACCATCCACCCGATTTTCACCCTTATCTAAAAGTTCTGCACAAGCCATTACGTTTTCTTCCCTTATGAAGGGATAGGGGTTAGCCAGCTTACGATTTGCAGTTTTATTGAGGCCCCTGATTGCGTTAACAGCATAGCCAAAAAGGTCGATGTTTGGTTCTTGATTTTTCATAGTGTTTTTCCTCAGTTCATTTTTGATGTGTCAGGTTTAACTACAAGCAAACTTTGTATCTCAGACATATGTTCACCAATAGCATTATACAGTGCGATAAGACCCGCTGCGTTGTAAGATTGAGAATGTTTACCATCCCCATTTTCAAGTATGTGCATGATAGACCTTGCCATACCCTTGTCACCTTCTTGTAAGTGTAAGTCTCTGGCTGTAGAAACCAAAGCACCTGCTGCAACATTACTATCCCAATTAGATCCCCCAATACGCATAAGCTCATCTAGGTTTACTGCCTTTGGCTTTGGTGCATTGGTCTTCTTAGGTAACCCTTTACGTTTTCTCCTCTCTTTATCTGCTGCATTAAGTGTCATGTTACCCTTACTAACTTCATCCGCTAGGTCAGGTGCATCACGTTTGATTGCCTTTGCTGTCTTTACGGCAGTTGTACCTACGTTAAGATGATCCGCAGAATCTTTGGTGGACTTATCAAAGGACGAATTCGTCTCTTGATCCGACTTTCTGTCCCCTCCGTGCCTAATAGTAGCTAAAGCAGCCGCAGTCATAGCCCTTTGACCAGTGGTCAGATGCCTACGCATAAGATTAGCTGCAACAACACGATCCAGAACTACATTGAACGGCATATCATCTGGTAGATTCTCATAATCAGGCTTAACACCAGCCTTCAAACATGCCTTGTGCCTATGTCGACCATCTACGATCCAGCCTTGCCACATTAGTATTGGCTCAAACAATCCATACTGCTTAATACTACCAACAAGGCCATCAAACTCCTGCGTATTTTCAAACGAGACAAACACTGTTGATAGTTCGTGATATTCAGGCTCCTTATCAACATCTGTGAGTTTTGGTTGACGACCACTGGTATCTACACCTAACCACTTTCCAGTGTCCTCTAAAACTTCCATACTTAAGTATCCTTTCTATTATTATTCCTGCTAGGTTGATCTGTTAGTAAATACTTTAGTAACACTTTCCTAAAGGGTACATCTTACTATACACACTTATTAGAAAAACCCGCAAGTCACGAATTGTTACAGCTTAGACATTTTAAGAAGTGCTGCCGTTTCTATTAATGAGATAGATTGACGACTAACACCATAAAAATAAGCTACATCATCCTGAGTCATATCATCAAAGTAACGCATTTGTATCACCTCCTTTTCCCTATGATTTAACTTTGCCATGCCTTTGCCAAGGTAATCTTTATGCTCATACCTTTCCGTACAGTCCTGAACAGCTACCATAAAGTCCCCATTAAACTCTACAGCAGAAGAAGACAAAGCATCGAACAGAGCCTTCTTTCCCCTATCGCTGTACGTTTGATTATTCCAGTCTTTACCCATTGCTAGTTGAGTAGCCATGTCAGAAGCTGGAACCGTAACAGCCTTGTTCTTTATGTTGATGTATCCGTGCATAGCCTTGTTCGCCCTCCTGTACAGGCTTGCAGGATATTCATCTGGATTAACCGCTAACCTTTCATATATTGCCAACATACCCTCTGATATTAAGTCGTCTCTCATGTCAACACGGTTGTACTTGTAGGCCAACCTTACGCACATCTTCTTGATCTCAAGCCCAGTTAAGCTCATATTCTATCTCCAAATCATTTAACTCTCGTTGCCTTGTGCGTATCAGGTAGATTGCTTCCTCTAACGGTACGTCAGGTGATTTCTCCAGTGCCTTGATTAGTTTCTGTAGCTCTTCTTTATTCATAACTTATCCTTTCCCTCAAGTTGATTTATACGCATCTGTGCATACCGTATGACCTTTTCTAGGTCTGTTATCTCACTTTGAACTTCACTCATTCCCTCGTAGGGCTTGTAACCTGCACGACTGGCATACTTGATAATGTTACCACGCCAGAACTCAAACCCGTTCATCATAATGTATGTGATAGGTTCTATTTTCCATCGGGCGTAGTGTTGTGGTTCGTTCACAATATCTTCTGCGTGATCTCTCATTGGTTTTCTCCACTTGTTAACTTGATCTCTAAACACAGATCGTTTTCGCTCTTCTTCACTCATGCGTCTAATCATTCTTTTTGCACCCTGATTTTATAACAGTCTCATACTTAAAGAACAACTGCTCAAACTTCCACTGGTACACCTGCTGCATACCCATCAAAGCATTCATCAGTTCATCATGTGTAGGCTCACGTTCACCGTCACCTATCTGTTTGAACACTGTCTCAATGTCACTACAGACTGACCAACAGTCCATTATGTGCGGTTCTATGTCACGTAGTTTAGCCATTACACAACTCCTCATAATCTTTATTCCAATCCACTTCAGTGAAAAAGACCTCATACATAACCACAGGGTCAGTCAGACCCCTCTTGTACAGCTTGTTACAGGCCATCACAGCCTCCATGCGGTCTTTATAGTAGCCGTAATGCCCATTGTAGTCTGTAACTTGATACCTTACCTCTTTACTCATCTTCGTTCTCCTTCTCCTCAAACCCATAGAAGTTCATCACACGGGTAATTGCTATTACATCACCTGATAAGTCCGCATAGTCTTGCTTCTGCCACTCTGACAACTTCTCCATGTTCTCCAGACGTGCAATCTCTTCAAGATACATGTCCCGTGTACCCTTGAGACGTACCTTAACGACAGCATCTGCAAAGTCATACATCGTGTCGCTACCTTCAAGCTCTTTGTAGATTTCACTCAGCATC